AACAGAAGACGAACCTACCAACAATAATGAAACTCACATCCAGACAAACTCAGGCGTATAGGATGGCGCTCTCCGGAGAGAAGCAGTTTATTCTCTTTGGTGGCGCCATCCGGTGACGAGGCGGTAAGACATATTGCCTCTTACTCACCTTCATCTCCCTCTGCTCCAAGTATCCGCGCAGTCGGTGGGTGATTATCAGGCAGAGTATGCCCACGCTTCAGCGAACCACCTTAGTCACCTTCACATCCCTGATGAACCAAGGTCTTGGGGCGCACGTTGCAGGATGGGACAAGCAGAGCCAGATTGTGACCTTCAAGAACGGCTCCGAGTTGCTGTTTATGGGCGAGAACTACGACACAGACAAAGACTTTGACCGCTTCAAAGGCCTTGAAATCAACGGTGCGGGGATTGACGAAATCAACGAGTGCCAAGAGGGTTTGCTCTACAAGGTGCTTGAACGTGCCGGTTCGTGGCTCAATGCCGAAGGCCGACCGCCCATTGTCGTGATGGGAACTTGCAACCCAAGCAATAATTGGGTGAAGGAACTTGTGTACGACAAATGGAGGGACAACGAGCTTCCCACCACCTGGGCCTACATCCCCTCCAAGATTACCGACAACCCCCACATCCCGGAGGACTACCTCAAATCCCTGCGCGACAATATGCCGGAGTACGAGTACAAGCGATTCGTAGAGGGCGATTGGGAGGTGCAGGAGAAACCCGAAAACCCATTCTTTATATCTTATGATGCCAAACGACACGAATCCTTCCAACCCACCTTCCGCGCCAACCTGCCCATCTACATCTCTTTGGACTTCAACTTGCAGCCATTCTGCGGCATCGTTGCCCAGATGTGGAGCGATGAAGATGGAGACCACGTTCATATCGTGGACGAGTTCAACGTGGTTGACGGCTCCATCCCTAAGATGGTTGATACGATAAAGGCCAAGTACGCCCCCTTCCTGTTCTCCTGCCTGATTACAGGGGACGCAATGGGTAAACGAGGCGATCTATCGCAGAGGGACAACGCGAACTATTACGAACAACTTGCCAGAGGCTTGGGATTGAGCCAAAAGCAGATCCGAATTGTTCCCAACCCAAAGCACGAGAACAGCCGAGCGCAATGCAACTACCTGCTTCAATTCCACCCCGACATCAAGGTGAACCCGAAGACCTGCCCCGGTATGGCACGGGATATGAAGATGGTGGCCTGCGATGCCGGTGGAACAATTATCAAAAGAAACCGTTTTATTATCAGCCAACAGTCCGACTTTGCCGACTGCTTTCGGTATCTTTGCAACAGCTTCCTGAACGAGTGGTACATCAAACACCTCAAGCGGAGTGGGTATAGCAAGTTCGGGCCTAACTTCATCCCTGAAACAAACCACCTATGAGCTGCCTTGAATGCACCGACTGCCTAAGCATAGGCCCCTTTGACATCTGCTGTGCAAGCATTTCCCTTGCTGAACCTGTTATTCACAACAAGTATAAAGTTGTAATTACAGACGTGGCCCTCGGATCGCACACGACCTACGAAAACAGCAACCCAAACCTTATTGACCTCACACCAAACGAGGAAATCTACGCTCCAGGCCGTACTTACGAGGTGCGCATCTATGGCCAAAACGCCTGCGACCTAAGCGACCCGCAAAAAATGACTAACGCCCTCCACGAAGGCGAACATACTTGTTTTTCTTTTGAATTTGAACGACTAACGTAATGTACACCATTGAAACCTTCTACCGAGCCTTGATTGTAAGCCTAATGGTCGTGTCGCTCTCCATCTCTATGGAGGACGAGCAACTCCTGCACGGTCTGCAAAAGCGACTGCGATACCTTCTCCCCCCGAACAAGTACCCGATGCTCCACAAACCGGTGTACGGATGCGTGGGGTGTATGGCTTCGTTTTGGGGAGGCATCTTCTACCTTCTCACCGCCCCGATTTTCGGCTTCCACCCCCTTGAAATGGCCGCGGTGATGATTATGGGCGTAGCACTCAATTTCATCTTCATTAAACTATCGTGATACACAAAATCGTTTACAAACTCTTCAAAAAGGAGTTGACCCAAATGGTATGGGACGAAACCTACAAGCCCGATATGATGAAAGGCTTGAAATTCGCCTTGGTCTGCGAGGGCCACAAGTATTACATCTACCCGAACATCTTTGACATCCCCATTGAGCGGATGGGTCGGATCCAAGACCTCGTGATTCAGTTGCAACGGATGGTGAGCAGGGAGGAGTTGGACGTGTTCTTGGAGAATATGGAGAATGCGCTGAACGCATCAGTTTCGGGCGCAGCGGTCAAAAACCTGGCGCAAATTGGCTTTTTGGTCGGGGAGATGCGCAAAAGGAAGGAAATGCTGATTCACCCCGATGTGATGATGGAATTGGCCGGGGCGGTCTTGATTCGTGAAGACCAGAATCCAGGTGAGTGGAATGCCGAGTTTGAGCAGAAGAAGGTGGAGGCTTTCCGTAATGCATACAAAGGCAAGGAGTTGTATGATTTTTTCGTTTTAGCCGGGCTGAGTCAATACTTTCCCAATATGGAGTATTTAGAAGAAGATTGGACAATCTTTTGGGAGATGGCGGCCTCCCGGCTGGAAGCGACCCAGGAACTCCTGAAATCAGAGCTATCGGCTCGGAACTCTACTTCAGCGACCTAAATTGGCGTGAGTTCTTCATCTTCCTTGCGGATGGCGATATATTTCTATATAAGGAGTATATGAAAACATCCGTTGAGGATGTCTTAACTTTGCTCAAGCACTTCCAAGAGGAAAGGCAACGCAAGGCTAAACAAAACAAAGATGTCCGATAAAATATCCATTATCTATGATGCAAACGTAGATGCTCTTAAAAATAAGCTGGAAGAACTGATTGACAAAAACAATCAGCTTAAAATAGCTGCGGCAGGTGCGTCAAGAGCTATTTCCGATATGACTGCGGCCAAAAAAGACTTTGGGTCAAAAATCGCAATCACCACAAAAAACATTACCGACAATAGCATAAGCATACGCACAAATACCAAAAACATACAAGAAAACACGCTTTCCATAAGCAGCTCTACAAGAGCGACCCAAAACAATACGTCTGTTGTAAATACGGCAACAAACAGCTACAACAGTTACAGTTCAGCAGTAAACAATGCGTCTAGTGCAAGCGGTGGGTTTAAGGCTTCAACAAATTTATTGACAAGGGCGTTTCAGATGCTTACCGCAAGGATGGTTGCCTTCTTTGCGATTGATTCAATGGTAAGTTTTGGGAAAGAGCTTGTAAATGTTGAAAGAAAATTTGAGATTCTTCAAAACCGAATTAACTTTGTAGCAGGCACGACAACAGGGGGTGAGGCAATTTTTTCAAGACTTCAAAGAACAGCCAACGATCTTGGCATTGGGATTGAAGAACTGACAAATGGTTTTAGCGGATTTGCCATTGCCGCAAAAATGGCGGGCTTTTCAAGCGCAACAGCCGAGGACATCTTCTCCAAAGTAGCAACATCCCTTAGGGCGGCAGGGGCGAACTCCTTGCAAACCCAAAGAGCTTTCTACGCCTTGCAGCAGATGCTCTCCAAGGGCGTAGTTGCCGCGGAAGAATTGCGCAGGCAGTTGGGTGAAGCCTTGCCAGGCGCATCCGATTTGATGACAAGGGCCTACAACCGATTGCATCCAGGGCAAGAACTGACCAACCGACAGTTCACCAAGATGCTTGAGGAGGGAAAGATTATTTCTGCTGAAATACTCCCTGAATTTGCAAGAGTCCTTGAGCAGGAGTTTGCTCCTGCGCTTTCAGGCAAGAAGAACTCTTTGGACGCGATATTGACAAGGATAAGCAATCAGTTTATTGCTTTTAAGATGAACCTTTCAAATCTTGACTTCCTAAAAAACGCCTTTAATGGCTTGGCTTTGTTCTTGGAGGACATAAATAACGTAATGACCAACGAGGAACTGTCGTTTAGTGAGACGGTTGACGGCCTTATGAGGGCAGGAACAAGGTTTAACCAATTTGAGATAGAGCAACAAAAAAAACTTGCATCTCAGGGTAGCTTTCTTTCAAAGTATTACCTTTCAGGCCAAAGAGTTTTAGAAGAATCCGCAGAAAAGGCGAGAAAGAGAGTTGAACAACAAGCCAAAAACGAAGCCATACTGCTCAAAAACGCAGAAAAACAATACGAGGCTTACAAAAAACTTAACGAGATTGAGCAATCAAGGCTTGAAACCTCTTTGCAAATGCGCATAACGCTTTCTGACAAAGATATTGCTGAGTTATCAACGCAATCAAAGGCCATAAGGGACTTGTATAGCGAAATCGGACAGGTTCTTGGAATAACGGCCAAGCAATGGAATATGTATGCCGAAGCAGGGGCGAAGGTTGTGAAGCAACAACTTAGAAACGCAATGTCGGCAAAGGGTATTTGGAACATTACCAAAAAAGAATTAGATGCAGTAAACTCGTTTGATAAAAGATTAAAACAAAAAACAGAAGAAAATAAGCTACTTGCTAAGTCAACCAAGGCGGCTCAAGAGCAAGACAAAGCTCTTTCCGACCTGATAAAAACAAGAAGGGTCGCAGACGCTCAGGGTGATCCTGCGGGCGGTGGGGCAGACGAGGCGAATAAACAGGCAATTAAAAATGCCGAGGAGGCAATGTTCAAGGCTAAGAATGCGGTTGAAGAAGCCATAGTTGCAGGAGATAGCCTTGAGAATCAAGAGAAATTGATGACCGATTACATTGATAAGATGGCGGCATACAAAATCTTAAAAGACAAAGCTGGAGCAGAGGAGTCCAAAAACATACGTATTCAGGCCGAGAAAGAGGTGGCGTTGTTTGCTCTCAAGATTGACCTTGACTTGCTTAAAGCCCAAAAAGCCAACCTTCAAATGGAAGGGCAGTCCGTAATTCAAATAACCAAAGACATTGCTGACAAACAAGCCCAAATTGACGTTTTAGGCGCGCAAAGTCAAGCCGAGTCTCTTAGAGAACAAGCGGAAGCTAATCTCGCATTTCGCGAGCAAGAGTTGAAGGAAGAGTTAGAAATACGCACCAAAGACCTTACATCTTTTATTGCCACGCAACAAGAGAAAATTGATGCCACTAAAGAGGGGAGCAAGGAGAGGCTTGACCTTGAACTTTCGGTATTGAAAGCTCAAGAAATGATGGAGTATGATAGTGTTCGCTTCTCCTTGAAATCCAGAGAAGACAAACAAATTGAAACCAACAAGATTTTTGCCAAATACACCAAATTAAGAAGGCAGCTGACAGAAAAGTACAACGCAGACACAGAGCAAGAAGCGCAAAAGTCGCAAGACAGAATTGTTGATATTCTACAAAAAGCCAACGACCTGATTGAAAGAAACGAAGGCGATAGTTTCAACAAGAGAATCGCAAGAACCAAGCAGATGTTTGAGAAGATGGCGAGGGAAATCAAAGATGCGATGTCTCAAACGGGAGACCTTGATCTTCTCGGCAAGCTCACAAAAGCCCTTGGCGAAGTTGAAGTTGCTGGAAAAAAGGCTACCGATTCTATTGAATTAGAGAGAGCCTCCGAAATAATTGGTGGCGCTGCAAACGTGTATTCTGAAATAACCAAATTGCAATCTACGGCTTATGATAACGAAGAAATCGCCCTTAAACGACAGCTTGAACAAAAGCTAATAAGCGAGCAGGAATACGAGAGAAAAGCGGCTGAACTTGCAAAGAAGCGATTTGAACACGAAAAGAAAGCCGCCACAGTATCGGCTATTATAGATGGAGCGTTAGGCGTTATGAAAGCGATTGGAAAAGGTAGGTGGTGGGAAGTTGCAGCGATTACTGCCGCAACAGGCATTCAGATTGCTACAATTCAATCTCAGCAATTCCCAGGATTCAAAGAAGGGGTAATTGATTTGCAAGGCCCAGGCACGGCAACTTCTGACAGTATCCCTGCAAGGCTCTCACGAGGCGAATCGGTGATGACCGCAGAGGAAACGACCAAATACAAGCCCGTACTTCAGGCCATTCGTGATAACGAGTTTGAGGCGTTTGTGGCGAAGCGATATACCGATGTGATGCGTAAGCAAAGCGGTAATGCGGGTCTTGGAAGCTCTTTTGCGGAGAATGTGTCCAATTCGTTTGATATGCAGACAGCGGAACTTGCGACTTTACTCAAGCAAAACCGAAGGGTTGCCATTAAGAACGTTGATGAGTTCGCGAAAGCCATATCTCGCAGAAGCACGACCGATAAGGTCATAAACAGAAGGAGATTCAAATGAGTTACATCGTAACGCTTGATGGCATTGTCTTGCAGAATGAGCCTATGGGCTTGTTGGATGCCACGGTTGATATTTACAGGGATTCTCAAAACCCAGGGATATTCAATACCTTCATTTCGGAGGTTACATTTTGGGGGGATGGGTATGATATTCTTTATTCATATTTCAACTCGGATGTTCCCTGCAAGACCGTTCCAATAACCATAGTTCAGCAATGCGATGATGGACTGAATTTCAAGGGAATTATTTACGTTGAGGACTTGGAAGTTAATCTTGAGAAATGCACAGTTTCTTGCTCCATTGAAGACGATTCAATTATTAGCAGGATTACCAGATTTAGCGAAACCAAAGTGCCTGTAAATGGAGGCAAGAGTATGTCTTCTATTGCCGATGGAGGCGTTAATCTTCCAAACATAGGAACATTAACGACAACGCCATATTACGATTCATCGGCAAGTACGCATACCCTCATAAACAAGCGTTGGTTCAAAATACTTGAAACAACCGATTACGTCTTAAAATATATTACCGATGGCAAGTGCAATGCAACAAGCAATTATTTGTCTAATTCTGCGTACGCCTATTCTCCCGACACTTGGCTGGTCGTTCTTAATATCGTTAACCCTATTCCGTTATTTTATCCTCCGCTTGGGCAGTTTGACGAGTATGTGATTAAACTGAAAATATCGGGCGATGTTTTTGGGGATGATGTAATTATAGAAGAAACAATAAATCTTCCAGGAATAGACGATCCAGCGGCTAACAACATAACCAAAAGGGATATTGGGAGAAATCTTGCGATAGCCCTAAACTCTTCAAGGACATTCAATATAGACGCACTTTCTTGGCCCAATGTATATGTTTTCAACAGAAATGCGGTTAATAGAGGCGATTTACCCATTGGGGTTATTGTTCCTGATAACGTAAACACTCCATTTCAGCCATATCCAAATGGACTGCCAATAGTGTTGATATTCCCTTGGAACGTTCAGTCCATCACCTGTTTGGATTTTTACAACAAGACTACGGACGTGAGTTATATGAGCAGTATAACCTTTACGGCTACAAGTCCTTCCCCAAGCCCATTGACCATTCAGACGCAATTCAATTACGGAGCGCACAACTTCATATTCACCTCTGGCAACATATTGAAGTCTGGGCCGAAAAACACTTCTGCGAATAATTTTGTAAGTCCTCCGTTTGAGGGCAGAGAGGAGTTAATGAACATTTCCTTTGATGACCTAAGCACCGGTGTTTATTCGCTTTTCAATCTCTGCATTATACCAAAGAGAAACACCGATGGAACGTACACCATACAGATAGAGCCTGAGCCTGACACTTTCAATATATCAACGCAGATATTTGAGGTGGAAGATATTAAAGACTTGATGTTCAAGAGGGGCGATACGTTTGTTTTCTCTGCTTTGCAGACGGGGCTTACGGGTTCACGGACAAACTTCTATTTGCACCAAGGCATTGGATTTACAACGGATTCTTGCTCCGATAACTCGTTGAATGCAACGTCCATATTCTATCCTGCGAATTGGGGCGATACCTCCTATTTGTCCGACAACATTTCTGATGAGAACATCTATATGGCTGAAAAACTGCCAGCATCGGGAAGTTATCCAAATAACGCGGCTTTCTATCCCGTAAAAAAGCTTGGCATTACAGCAACGTACAATATATTGGGCCAACAAGTTCTTCCTGCGACAATTACGTTCAACAGCGATGCAGAAACTTGTTTCTCCGTAATTAATCATTTTGTCGCAAGGAATCACGTTAACAAGACAAGGAATGGGTATTTGCTATCGGGAAGGAAGATCCCGAAGTCAAACAATACATTCCCCTGGTGGAATATAAGCGGAATTGATACGGATATGAGGAACGAGCTATCTTTTGAGTATCCGATTACAACTGCTCAGTTAAACGACATTATTAACAATCCCTTTGGGTACATTCTATGCGATGGGCGAAAGGGATGGATTAAGAAGATTTCTTTTTCCATTAAAACAGGAATGACTACCTTTGAACTTCTAACGGAATGATAAATCCAAACCAACCTTTCGGTCAAACGCCACACACTTTAGGGCCATCCATAACCCCTTCGGATTGGGCAACGAATCAGGCATTGCCAGCGGATATTGGTGGGGGATATTATAGAAACAGTCAAAGCTCAAGCAATTCTTGGTTTGTTGGAACGGGTAAATTAAGTTTTGATGATCCAACGTATTTGAGCTTTTTCAACACCTCCCCGAATGGGGTTAAAGTCTATGCAAGTTACAAATTTGCCCAACCGATAAGTTGTAATTATGCGCTGATGAGGTTTTACGTTGATGATTTTGGATACAATGCAGGTCCAAATTCATACAACGACTCTTCTGTCATTGTAAAATCCATTAACGAGGTTAGAATTACGGGGAATGGATGGTATTCCATTCCTATCGTGGTAAACCCCCTTGTTAGCACAAGCACTGACCCAATAAACCTCTCTACGAGAGGAACTAATTTTTACATTGAAATATACGGGGCATCGCAATATGACGCTCCTTTATTCAAGATAACCAATTTAACGATTCAATGCGTTTTTGATGACGATTCGGCTTGTCTAAATTGTAAGACGGGAGAATACGCGATGCCGATTACTTACGAGGATGATGGCGAAGGGGGGTTTCAGACAGAGCAAATCAGTATGCAGTCCACCGAGCCATATTGCGGTGAGGCTTTATACAACAACGATTTCTCCTTAAAAACCAATGGCAATAACTATCAAATGCGCGAAAACAATGGTGTATTAACGACAAGAAGGTACGCCAATGGCTTTCAGCCCGCAAATGCTAACGTGCCAACTTTTGCGTCTTTTGGGTCAAATGGCGATGTTTATTTCAGCACAAACACCGCATTAATCTCTTTGATAAATACAAATGGAGGCCCATTTCCAAATACTGTCCAGGTTCTCCAATATATCAACAATCCCCCGACCGCAAACCAAGACAAAAGGCCGTCTTTAATAACGGCAACGCAGCCTTTTGATACGCCATATTCTTATTACAAAGTCAGGTTTTATCTTGACTCATTAACCCCAACCTCAGAAATCGGATTTGTTAATAAGATAATTGTAAGTGTAATTCAGTTAGGGGGAAACGAGTATTCTATTGGTGAGATACCGTTTACGGGTCTTGGGAATGTGAGAAAGGGATACTATGAGTTTTATTATTATACACTTGGCCCAAGCACTCAGGCCAAATTAGCCATTTGCTCTGGAACTCCACTTGGAAATCTATTTTTCTACAAAATATCCGACTTAACCGTTGAGAAGATAGCGACATACGATGCCACGCTCATACCGAGCTTTAGGATAAACCTGTTCAAGCAGCTTATTCAAACCTCTAGGGAGGAAAGGCTTTTTTCTTCGGATTATACTGCGACAGCGCCAAATTATCCAATGGTGGCTCAAAACAGTTATTACTATTACCGATTCGAGCTTGGAGAGGCTTTTTCGCTTTTGGAAGAAAACCCCTGCTTTAGGGTTTGGTTTACCAAAGAAAGTTGCAATGACAAGAACAAGTCTGCTCAAGAGTACGCGCAAGACTTGGACGTGTTTGTTTCGGCAGATTACAAACTCATTTCCAACGACTGCGGTACGTTGAGGATTAAGGCAGGGCAAGACGCATTGATGGACAGGGAGGTTTGCGCTTTTGGATTTACCTATCCAACCTTTTCTACTGAGCTAAACGTTCAGCGATGGTATCACCTGACAAGGATTTACGGAGAGCTTCGCAATCCGCAGTACGATGGAGAGACGATAACCTATCAAGACAGCCACGGCAAGAAGAGAATCGTTTACGCGGAGAGCAGGGAGTTTTTGGAGATGGTCGTGAACCTATCACCGAAGCACGTTCACAACTTCCTGCGATTGGCGTGTCGGCACGACAGGTTCTCGGTTGATGATGGCAATGACGTTTACTTCTACTTCACAAGAACAGAAACCTATTCGCCCACCTGGATTCGCACAAGGCTTGTTGCCCCTGCGTTTTTGGAGATTGAGGTTAGGGAGCAGG